TCTGGTAGGTTAGTATCAGATTTTTCTTAAAGGCTCTCATAGGCTCTTACAATTCCATCTAGGGCTATTAATCTAATTAACACTCGTTGATATTCTTGATTTTGTTTAGAACATATTAAATATATTGAATGAGCCATGAGCCACTATACATATTGAAATCTTTTAAATTTTGTAAAGTCCTACAAGGTAAGTTTCAGATATAGCGACCACTCAAAAGAGCTGAATATTACTTGTAAAGAACTCAAAAGATTTGATTTGTTTCTTTAATTCCAGATATGGAGCTGTAAAGACTTAAAAGAGCTGTAAAGTTTTACAAAGTTTTACAGTTTCAGCTCCAACATTACAGTTTTTATAAATATGTAAAGTCTTTAAAGGGGGCAGGGCTGGATACCCATACCCCATACCCCTATATATATCTAAATCACATACATTTTACAGACTTTTGAGTGTTAAACAGGGGTTACTTTTATAGACTATGCAGCCTCGGGGGACTACATCCCCATTGTACAGTTATATTCTTCTTTTGTCAACCCCTTTTTTAAAATATATAGAGTTTTTTATTAATACTTGACAAAACTTTAATTAGAATGTATAATAAAAGACATGAACAATTTAACATCTAATAGAAAGTTGACAGAAAAACAAGAGAGTTTCCTTAATCATCTAATAGAAACTAAAGGAAATCTTAAACTTTCGGCAGAACTTGCAGGTTACTCAGGCAATCACTACCAAGTTATACAATCATTGAAAAAAGAAATAGTTGATTTAGCTTCGGATGTACTTGCAAAAGAAGCCCCCTCTGCAGCTTTTAAGCTAGTTGAGGTTTTAGAGACTAATAAACCAATGCCACAGGCTAATGTGAAGCTACAAGCAGCACAAACTATACTTGACAGGGTTGGTTTAGGTAAAAAAGAACGATTAGATGTTAATCATAATGTACAAGGTGGTATATTTATACTACCAGAGAAAGAAACTATAGATATAACAGACTATGAAGAACTATCTGAATAGAGTATTAGAATTTGCTTATGATAGTCCGGGGTGGTTTTGTATTTGGTTTTTAGTAGGGTGGATAATAGGTAAAGGAATACTTGGATGAAAATATTTTTAACTGAAGTTATTAAAGATGACCAACTTTTAATAGGACCATATATAAAAGCAGAAGATATGACTAAGGCTATGCAAATAGCTGACATGTATTCTCTAACTATTATTGGTGAACTACATGAATTAAGTTACACAATACCAGAAAAACAGGAAACAATACACTAATGGCACATGAAAATAGAAAAAAATCTTTATTAAAGAAACATGGACTGTCAGGAGTAAATAAACCTAAAAGAACTCCGGGTCATAAAACTAAATCACACATGGTATTAGCTCAAGTTGGACATACTTTAAAGTTAATTCGTTTTGGTCAAAAAGGTGCAAAGACTGCAGGTAAACCTAAAGCAGGTGAGTCTGATAGAATGAAAGCAAAGCGTAAAAGTTTTAAAGCTAGACACGCTAAGAACATTGCTAAAGGAAAAATGTCAGCAGCTTATTGGGCTGATAAGGTGAAGTGGTAAATGGCATATTCACAAAAGGTAGTTGATAGGTTTGAAAGTGTTTTAAACAATCCACAGAAACATTCTGTTGGAAGGTTTGACCCTAAAGACCCTAATGTTGCTACAGGCATGACAGGTTCTCCTGCATGTGGTGATGTCATGAAGCTACAAATAAAACTAAAAGATGATATTATAGAAGATGTTAAGTTTAAAACATATGGGTGTGGAAGTGCAATCGCATCCTCTACAATGTTTGTAGATATGTTAAAAGGTAAGACTATAGAAGAAGCTAAACTTATTAAAGATAAAGATATAGCAGAAGCTTTAGAACTACCACCAATTAAATTGCATTGTAGTGTACTAGCAGAAGATAGTATTCGCAAAGCAATAGAAAATTGGGAAGAAAAAACTGCTTATAGAAAACATAATCAAAGATGGGAAGACCCTAATGGGTATGGTTACTAATGGCACAACAACAATCACAACAAAAACCAGTAGATAAAAAGTTAGAAGAACTTAAAAAACAACAAGCACAAGATAGAAGAAATGGGTAAACAAATAGGAAACGATGAAGGCAATCAAGTAGTCTTCAGAAAAAGTATTTATGGTAAAAGTGATACTTGGGGTGGCAAAGGTGCTAGACCTAGAGTAGATGTTTTTTCAAAACAATACCAAGATAACTGGGATAAGATTTTTAAGAAAGGAGAAAAAAATGCCAAGAAAGAAAGTAGTAACTCGTAAAAAACTAGCTAAAGGTAGTAAGTCAACTGTCAACAAAGCTGGTAATTATACTAAACCTACTATGCGTAAGAGGCTTTTCGAGAGAATCAAAGCCGGTTCTAAAGGGGGTAATCCCGGACAATGGTCAGCTCGGAAAGCCCAGCTCTTAGCGAAAGAGTATAAAGCCAAAGGGGGTGGCTATAAATAACATGAATATAATACTAAAATACATTAAAGAATTTTTAATTAAAATAAATAATTATCTAAGAAAATGGCTCTAAAGAAAAGTCAAAGAAGTCTTAGAAGTTGGAGTAAACAAGACTGGGGTACAAAGTCTGGTAAAAAGTCTAGTGAGACTGGAGAAAGATATTTACCTAAAGCAGCTAGAGATGCTCTAACACCAGCAGAATATGCAGCAACAACAGCAAAAAAAAGAAAAGACAAAGCAGCAGGAAGACAACATTCTAAACAACCTAAAAGTATAGCTAGAAAAACTAGAGCTTATAGAAAGGTTAGATAATGTCTATACCAAAAGACTATATAAAAAAGAAAGGTAGAGTAATACCTTTTGGTTATGAGTTAAGTGATATAGAAGGTTATTTAAAACCTATACCAAATCAATTAGAAGTATTACATAAATACATACAACAAGTTCAAAATAAAATTTTTTCTTTACGAGAAGCTTCTGGTTTAATTGAAGAAGAAACAAATAGAAAAATAAGTCATGTTGCTCTTAAAAATTATTTAGATAAAGGTTCTTCTTTAAAAAATACTCATATAAAAAAATTACAAAAGAAAAAAGAAACTTTATCAAAAGAAAAAAAAGCTCTTAAACAAAAAGAAAATAGATTAGCTACAGAAGAAACAGTTATAAAAAAATTACATAGTTCTAAAACTTCTAATATTCTTACAGAAGATGAAGTAGAAAATACTTCTAATTCAATTCAAGAAACAATAAAAAATTCAAAAGTAATCTTTCATGCAAATGAAGGACCACAAACAGATTTCTTAGCTGCAGATGAGAAAGATGTACTTTATGGTGGTGCAGCAGGTGGTGGTAAATCTTATGCTATGCTTGTTGACCCACTAAGGTACGCACACAAAAAAGCTCATCGTGCTTTAATACTTAGAAGGTCTATGCCAGAACTTCGTGAAATGATTGACAAGTCTCGTGAACTATATCCACAAGCATTTCCCGGTGCTAAGTTTAGAGAAGTAGAAAAACTTTGGAACTTTCCTAGTGGTGCTAAGATAGAGTTTGGATTCTTAGAAAGAGATGCAGATGTATATAGATATCAAGGACAAGCTTACAGTTGGATAGGCTTTGATGAAATAACTCATTTACCTACAGAGTTTAGTTGGAACTATCTTGCTTCTCGTTTAAGAACTACTGACCCAGAAATAAAAACTTATTTAAGATGCACAGCCAACCCCGGTGGTGTAGGTTCTCATTGGGTAAAGAAAAGATATGTAGATTCTAATGAGTATAATAAAAGTTTTTTAGGTAGTGATGGATTAACTAGAAAGTTTATTCCTGCTAAGTTAGCAGATAATCCATATCTTTCTGAAGATGGCGTATATGAACAAATGCTTATGTCTTTACCTCCTACACAAAGACAACAATTACTTGAAGGTAACTGGGATGTAGCAGAAGGTGCAGCATTTACAGAGTTTGACCCTAAAGTTCATGTTATATCACCTTTTGCCTTACCTATTCATTGGGAAAGAGTAAAAGGAATTGACTATGGATATGCTTCAGAATCTTGTTGTTTGTGGGGAATAATGGACATAAATGACAATACTTTAATTATTTATAGAGAATTATATCAAAAAAACTTGACAGGAGAAGAATTAGGTGCTATAATAACTGATATGGAGACAGAAGACCCTTTTTCTGTAGCTGGTGTTTTAGATACTGCAGCATGGGCAAATACAGGAACAACAGGTCCTACTGTCGGAGAAAGTTTAGTACGAGCTGGTCATAAATTAAGACGAGCTGATAAGAATAGAATACAAGGTAAAATACAAGTACACGAGTATTTAAAAGTTAGAGAAAATGGTAGACCTAAGTTACAGATATTTAACACATGTCCAAACTTAATAAGAGAATTACAGTCTATACCACTATCTAAAACTAATCCAGAGGATGTAGATACTCATGCTTCTGACCATGCATACGATGCTTTGCGTTATATGATTATGAGCAGACCAAGAATGGAAAGTCCTTTAGAAAGAATTAGAGGATTAAAAAGAGAAATGTATAGACCTGTAGATTCTACATTTGGTTATTAATATGGAAGACAATACATTTTTAAATGCTGATAATCTTTATGAAGAAGTAGAAGGTGAAGCTGGTAAAAATTTAAATTTAAAAGAAGACCAACAAAGAAATCTTATAGGTATTATAAAAGGTAGATATGCTAGAGCAGAAACAGCTAGAGATTTATCTGAACAACGATGGATAAGAGCATATGAAAATTATAGAGGTTTATATGCTAAAGGTGTTAAGTTTAGAGAATCTGAAAAGTCTAGAGTATTTGTAAAGATTACTAAAACAAAAGTCTTAGCAGCCTTTGGTCAATTAGTAGATGTTATATTTGGAACAGGTAAGTTTCCAATAGGAATTAGTGAAACTAAAATACCAGAAGGTGAGACAGATATAGCTCACTTAAATATTAATAATCCGACTCCTAATATTGAAACATCTATACCAGATGATATAGGTAATAGAATAGATAACCCATATAATGTTGGTTATGACGGTGATGGTAAAATAGTAAAACCCGGTGCTTCTTTTTATAATGGTATATTTGAAGACCCTATAGAAGAACAAGCTAATAAAGCTGGTATGCTAACAGACGGAGCAAGTGCTAACCCACAAGCAATAGAATTAAATCCTGCACAAAGAAATGCAAGGAGAATGGAAAAACTTATCCATGACCAAATAGAAGAATCAAGTGGTAATTCTGAATTAAGAAATGCTCTTTTAGAATCTGCTTTAATAGGAACAGGAATTATTAAAGGACCATTTAATTTTAATAAAAAATTACATAAATGGCAAAATGATGAAACTGGGCAAAGAAAATATAGTCCAATAGAAGTTAGAGTTCCAAGAATAGAATTTGTAAGTTGTTGGGATTTTTATCCTGACCCCTCTGCAACTACTATGGAAGAATGTGAATATGTAATACATAGACACAAAATGAATCGTAGCCAGTTAAGACAACTACGAAACATGCCATATTTTGATGAAGATTCAATTCGTGAATGCATTCAATTTGGTCCTAACTATATTGAAAAAGATTATGAATCTCAATTAAGAGATGATAATGTTACTGAAGATGATTATCAAAACAATTTTGAAGTTCTTGAATACTGGGGTATTATGGATGCAGAGTATGCAAGAGAAGTTGGTATAGAAATTGATGACTCAATAGATGATTTAGATGAAGTACAAATTAATGCTTGGATATGTGGGGATAAACTTTTAAGAGCAGTAGTAAATCCTTTTACACCTTATAGATTACCATATCATGCTTTTCCATATGAAAGAAATCCATATAACTTTTTTGGTATTGGTATAGCAGAAAACATGGATGACAGTCAGCAAATTATGAATGGTCATGCAAGAATGGCTATTGATAATTTGGCAATGTCAGGCTCACTTGTTTTTGATGTGGATGAATCTGCTTTAGTTGGTGGACAATCAATGGAAATATATCCGGGTAAGATATTTAGAAGACAAGCAGGAATGCCCGGACAAGCTATACATGGTTTAAAGTTTCCTAATACATCACAAGAAAACTTAATGATGTTTGACAAGTTTAGACAACTTGCAGATGAACAAACAGGTATACCTAGTTATTCACATGGACAAACAGGTGTTCAAAGTATGACAAGAACTGCTTCTGGTATGTCAATGTTACTAGGAGCATCAAGTTTAAATATTAAAACAGTTATTAAAAATCTAGATGATTTTTTATTAAAACCACTTGGAGAATCTTACTTTCAATGGAACATGCAATTTCATGAAGGTGAATTAAATATTGAAGGTGATTTAGAAGTTAAAGCTACAGGTACAAATAGCTTAATGCAAAAAGAAGTTAGAAGTCAAAGACTTACTATGTTCTTACAAACTGCACAAAGTCCAGCTATTGCACCATTTGTTAAAATTTCTAAACTCGTAAGTGAACTTGCTTATAGCTTAGACTTAGACCCTGATGAAATACTCAATGACCCTGAAGAAGCAGCTATAATGGCACAAATAATAGGAATGCAAAATGCTGGACAAACAAATAGCGAAGAAGCTCAACCCTTTAGTCAACAGCCCACAATGGGAGGTATTCAAGGAGTACCTACAGGACCTCAAGAACTTGGACCTACAGGGACTGGTGGTGGCAACATCGGAACAGGAGATGTACCGATTCCAGGGGAAGATAGCTTCTCTGGTACGATTGGAGCAGTTGGACCTACAAGTTAAAGAAGCAATAACAAGAAAAGAGGAAATATAATATGTTAGATTTATTAGATACAATTATGAAAATAATTAGTGTAGTACCTTGGGTTATCTCAATATGCTCAATGATAGCTGCACTAACACCAACACCACTAGATGATAATTTAGTAGGTAAAGCTTATAAAATTATTGATTGGTTTGCAATTAATATAGGAAGAGCAAAGGAGAAATAATGGCAAAAGAATTTCCAGATTTAAATAAAGATGGTAAAACTTCATACGCTGATGTACTTATAGGCAGAGGAGTAAGATTAAAAAAACAAGAAGGTGGTTCTATGGATGACCAAATGTTAATGGTTATGACAACACCTAAAATGTTACCAGATGAAAAAATGGAAAATAATTATACAGATTTTATAATGGAGGAAGCATTAACAGAAGAAGAAGAAGACATGCTAACTTCTAAATTAGAACAAGATGAGGAACTAGCTATGCTATTTGATAAAGTTATAGATGTTGCTCAAGAATTTGCTGGGTCTGGTCCTGTTGAAGGACCGGGTTCAGGAGTCTCTGATTCGATACCTGCAAGGTTATCGGATGGAGAATTTGTTTTTACTGCAAAGGCTACAGAAGAAATCGGAGCTGATGAATTGATGCGTATGATGAAAGATGCTGAAGCTTCTGCAGACAAAAGACAACAAGTAGCTAATGGTGGCGAAATGGATAGTGGAGAGGAAGAAATCCAATCTAACATTAACCGGCAGCAAGTAATGAATGAAGGTACTTACATACCTGAAGAAGATACTACTGTTAGAGATAAAGTTAGAGAGAATATGATGGACCCCAATACACAATCCAGATATGTCCGTAGCTAATAAACGATAGAGCTACCCTAAGATATTAGGCACTCTATCAAATAAAAACCGAAAGGCTACCTTTACAATACAAGCCCTCTAGTCGACATAGAGCTACCTTGTAACCGAAGCCCCAATTAGGAGAAAAGAAAATGACTAATGAAGTCCAAAAAGAGGAAACGCCAAATCCTTATAATGCAAATAAACCTTGGCACAAAGGAGAAGATAAACCTTTTTTATCATCAGATAATATGTATTTTGAAGAGCCTTCTGAAAAGAATAAACTCTTTAAAACAGATGACATTACTGAAGTAGAAGCTGAAGGAAGTGTTAATACTAAAGAATTGGAAACTACTAAGGACACACCTTACAAAAGACCAAACTATAAAAAAAGATATGATGATTTAAAAAAACATTATGATAGTAAACTTAACGAGTTTAAAACTAGAGAACAAGAGTTAATAGAGGAAGCTACTAAAAATAGAACCGAATATAAAGCTCCTAAATCTGAAGAAGAACTAGAAGAGTTTAAAAATAACTATCCTGATGTGTATGAAGTTGTAGAAACTGTTGCTCATATGCAATCGGAGACTAAAGCAAAAGTTCTAGAAGAACGCCTTAGTAAACTCCAAGAAAGAGAACAACAATTAGTACGACAAGATGCAGAAAAAAGGTTAAATGAAAAACATCCTGATTTTGAAGAAATTAAAAACAGCGATGACTTTCATACATGGGCAAAAGAACAGCCTGAGTCTATTCAGAAATGGATATATTCAAATGCTGATGATGCTGATTTAGCTTCTCGTGCTTTAGATTTATTTAAAAAAGATTTTGGTATTGAACCTACAAAGACTAAGTCATCTTCTAAACCGACCAGAAAATCTGCTGCAGATATGGTTTCAACTAAAACAACAACTGTTGAACCAAAACAGGAGAAAGTATGGTCAGAAAGGGAGATTGCTGCACTTAGTATGGCAGAGTTTGATAGATACGAAAAGGAAATATCAGATGCTATGCAAGAGGGCAGAATCATAAAATAAACTATATTAACTTAAAGGAGAAAGTATCATGGCTCAATTTTTTGAACCCTCAACCGATACCGATGCTAACTTTGCAAACTCCGTAAGTGGACAAACTAATAGTTTCTTTTTACCTTCGGTTTACTCTAAAAAGGTTTTAAACTTCTTTAGAAAAGCCTCAGTAGTAGAAGCTATCACAAACACCGACTATGCCGGTGAGATATCCTCTTTCGGAGACTCTGTAAAGATTATTAAAGAACCAGTTATTTCTGTGTCTGATTACACAAGAAATACTGATACAACTGAAACTAGACTAACAGACCAAGAAATTACTTTGGTTGTTGATAGTGCTAAAGCTTTCAAATTCATCGTAGATGATATTGAAACTAATATGTCACATGTCAACTTCAAAGAAGTTGCTTCAAGCTCTGCTGCATATGCATTAAAAGATTCATATGATGCTGCTGTGTTAGTTACTATGTTTGCTGGATGTTCAGCTTCATCACCTAATCATATTTTAGGTGCTGATAGTGCAACTGATTTATCAGCAGGAGTCTTTGATGGCTCTGGTGCTGCTGATATTGGAGTATCTGGTGAAACAGACCCCCTAGACCTTATGGCTAGAATGGCAAGACTTTTAGATGAACAAAATGTACCTGAAGAAGGTAGATGGTTCGTTGCAAGTCCTGACTTCTACGAGGTTTTAGGTCAATCAGCTTCTAAATTAATGTCTGTAGACTTCAACGCAGGTCAAGGCTCAATTAGAAATGGTTTAGTTTCAAGTGGAAAACTAAGAGGTTTTGATATGTACAAGTCAAACAATATTGCTGCAACATCTAATGCTGCTGGTAAATGTTTAGCTGGTCATATGTCCTCTACTGCAACTGCTAATACTATCCTCTCAACAGAAGTGTTAAGAGACCCAACATCGTTTGGTGACATAGTTAGAGGCTTACATGTCTATGGTGCGAAAGTACTTAGAGATGAAGCTCTAGTAAGTGCATTCTACGGTATTGACTAATATCAACTCGGGGGAGTCTTAGGACTCCTCCATTTTATTTTAAGGAGAAAATATGTATCACTCAAAGAAAAAAATGACACACGGTGGCAAGATGAAAAAAAATGGTAATGCTTCAGCTAGAAGAGAACCAATGATGTCTGGTGGCATGGGCATGAAGAAAAAACCAATGAAAGGTGGTGGTCGCATGATGTATGGTCATGGTGGTGAAGTAATGCCAAAAGCTAAACCTTGCTAAATGAAAGTTAAAGCACCCAAAGGCTATCATTGGATGAAACAAAAAAATGGTAGTTTTAAATTAATGAAACACTCTGGCAAGTTTGTCAAGCACAAAGGTGCAAGTTTAACAGCAAACTTTGCAATACAAAAACTACATAAAAAATAATGGCTACAACATATTTAGATTTAACTAACGAAGTTCTTAGAGAACTAAATGAAATACCTTTAACTTCTGCAAACTTTGCAACTGCAATAGGTTTACAAAAGTTTGTAAAGGATGCAATTAATAAATCTATATTTGATATAGCTAATCAAGAACCACAGTTACCTTTTTTTAGTGCAGGTGTAAGTGGTAGTACAGACCCTTTCTATGGTAA